GTTTCTTCTTCCATATTTTCTACTTCATCATGTTCGAATTGATCGTCGTCATTAGTATTTAATTCTTGAGCCATTAGAAAAGTCTCCTTTTTAGATTTTAAAATTATTTATATTAATCTGGTTTTTATTGCTAGAGAAGATACATAATTTTCAAAAATAGCTAATTTTTGTTCTTCAATTTCTTTCATTGTCATTTTATGAATAGCCTTTTTGGTTTCATGTAATTTTTCTTCAAGCCATGTATCTCTTACGGGATCGTAAATCCATTCTACATTTTCCATAATACCTTTAACGAAAGCATTAGGGGCAGAAGGATCAGCAACTATATCAGCAGCGGTTGCTATCTTATAATCTGATTGAACAACCATTACACCATTTGATTCTTTTAAAGAGCCCATACCACGAGAAGAAACACCGAGATTAGCGCCAGATTCTAAAAGACCACGTGCAATATCGCCCATTGGAGTTTCAGTTAATTTTGCTTTACCTCTGAAATTTTTACCATCACGCTTAATTTCAACAATCATATGAGAAACACGATCAAGGTTTATCGATGGTCCGGAAGGATGTCCTAATTCTCCATATGCACGATTGACATTGACAACTTCTCTCACATAACGATTAACTTCGTTTTCCATAATATCTAATGGATAAACACGACCATTACGGTTTTTAAGATCCGCCTGTAAAAATATACCTTCGATAAAATGTTGCTTTTTACCGTTTTCATTAGCCTCTGAGATATACTCAACTGACTCGTTTAACTCTGTAATAAGTTTCATTTTAATTCCTTAACTTCTATATGCCACAGGTGTAGCAAAAATACCAGTACATGCGCTAACCATAAGCGACTCAGTAGCGTCTTTTTCGATAAAATAAGGTACAGTGTTCACTACAGCTATTGAATGCTTAATTATATAAAGATTATGTACCTGAGCTGGATTAGTTGTACTTACACCAGCAAGAGAAATATTAGCACCACCGTTTGTTGCTGATATAGCTAAAGAAGAAGAATTTGTAAATGATACAAAGTAAATAGTATTAGATGTTAATCCAGAAATAGCGCTGTTTGATGGTGGTACATTATAATAAACTCTATAACCAACGCTCACATAAGAGTTAGCGCCTGAAATCTTTATCACGTTTAATGTATTACTTACACCAACAGTATTGGCAACAATACTAAGTGGTGTTGCATTTACGACGTGTAAATTCGAAGTTGCGGCATAACTCGATATATAAACGAGTTTATTATTACCACAAGTGTTTCCTATGCCAGCCGAAGGAAGCGCCAGAGCTACACTATCGCCTATTGGTTTAATGATATTCATATTTATACCTTCCCTTGTGATACGCCGTCGCCATACATATTCATACCACCGTCTGGGCCAGTTGTTTCTTTAACAGGTTTCTTTTTTGACTTTTTCCCACCTTCGAGCATTGGCATAGCTAGATCTTCGTAAACTTTGCTACCTGCATCGCCATTCTTATGACCGTCCATATAATCAGCTATGTCTTTAGGGTTAGTTAATGGTTTGCGATTAGAGCCACGTGGGGTTGGTTGACGACCGTAATATGCATCAACTGTACCTTGGGTGTGAGCATCACTCTTAGAAGGTACTGGAGTAGTTTTAATTTCTTTGGCTTCTTCCATCTTTTTATTTTTATTATTTAAATAACCACGTTTATTGAGTGTGGCCCATGCAATTTCTTTTGCCTTTTTGGCAGATTTACCAGTTGACTTTTCGCTTTGGGCGATATGAACCGCCATCCTATCAACTTTGGCTCCTTCAGAAACTGGGTTTAAAACTTCTGATAATCCCTTTTTACCACCAAGTAGAAGCTTTTTACCACTTTTTTTCATCGAACCACAATCACAAGTTTCGCCCTCGTAAATGTTACCACAAGATTCGCATTTCATGCTTTTAGCTTCGTAAACTTTAGCATTTTGCTTCTTATATGGGGCTGGCTTACCACCTGTATATGGTGATTCATCATTACCTACACGATCGGCGTGCTTATCAACTTTATGCTTCGATACAAAATCTTGTTCGGCTTTAGCTTTTGGCTCGTAATCAACGCCTGCATCTTTGCCCAAAGTAAGATTTGAAGTTTTTGAAGACTTCACACCATCGAGCTTGGCGCCTTTAATGATACCAGTAACAGACTTTTGGCCCGGAGCTACAATTCTAAGCGGTTTCGCCATATGTTTCTTCCTCTGAGTTATCTTCGTAATCGTTTTCGTCAGACTCAACTTCAGCGGCAGAACCATACATTGATTTGGCTAATTCCATTTTCTTGTTAGAAACTGCATCACTTAGCCTGTCAACAAGTAAATTTCCAAAAATATCAGAAAAATTAGTTGGCTTTTGTTCAACTGCTGCGTTAATTAAATCCTGTATTTCATATTTATTATTTTCCATTTCACACCATCCTTTTATTTAGTTAATGCTGTAGAATCAGCTGATTTAGGAACGCCCATTTGTGGCAATAGATCCCTGTTTTTCGCAACAATTTGAACGGCAGCTTTATACTTAGCCTCGTCTTGCATAGTGCGATTACCCTTTTTAGCTTTCATCTGATCTACAGTGATCATAGCTTGTCTAACAGCTTCCATTTTTTGCGCATTATCGTCACCAGGAGAAGCTTGCCCACCAGCTTGAGGAGGACCTCCAGCCTGTTGCTGTTGTGCATCTATTTGCTGTTGACCAGATTGAACTTGTTGATTGCTAACTTCCAACTGATTTTCGCTTTGAAGGTTAGCCAATATAGCAGGATTGATCCAACGAGGTTCTTGAGTTTGAGCCTCTTTATTGATCTGCTTATCCATTTCTTCGATATCATCATCGGACTGCTGAAGAATATTTTTACGAACCCAATCATGAGAATAATATTTACCCGTAACTGCCTGGAAAGCACCAGCTAAATTGATACGACCTTCAGCAATTTCATTATTCTTAAGTTCAGTGAAATAATTATCTTTTGCAAAATCGTATTTAATATATGTAGAGATTGCATTAAAATCTTCGATAGTCATAATGCCTTTAAGCACCAACTGTTTTTCTAACATCTTAGTGAAAAGTAAAGAAAAACGCTGACGTAAACGTATAGTGAAACGAGCGAACTTCAACTCGTCACGAGTGATCTCAGTCGCACGACCCACTGAAAATAGTGCATCAGAATTTAAACGACTGATAGGAACGTTAAGTGTCTGGAGAAACTTTTTCTGGAAGTAAAGGACATCATCCATTTGACCGAGAGTTTGACCACCTGGCAGGGTAGTAACTTCCGTACCTCTGCCGCCCTCTCTTCTTGGAAGCCAATAGTCTTCCAACATGGTCATAAACTTACGATCATCTCTAATTTCTCCAGACTGTGCGTCATAGATCAAGCGGTTTTTGTGCTTAACCATGATATCACGCACATACTGTTCAGCTTTCATCTTAGGTAAGTTACCGACATCGATGTACCAAATACGACGTTCTGGCGCTCGCGCGAGACGATAAATCACAAGTGCGTCTTCAAGTGTACGCAACTGATTGAGAGCTTTAATAGCTTTATGCATATAAGAAAGAACCATAGTTCCTTGATTGTCTGTTAAACCAGAAACAATATGAAGAACTGAATCTTTCGCGATCTTTAAACCTGTGGTTGATGGTCCTACTGCTTTATTGCCGTAATTGAATCCCTTATCATTGAAAATAAAATATTCATTAACTGTTTTAGTTAATACTGCATCACCAGTATTACCAGCTTGAATTCTCTTTTTGGAAATTTCCCTAACTTTACGGATTTTACGAGGATCTACGTATCTTAATTCTTTGATACCAGCTTTTGGATCTTTCTCGTCAACCACGACATGATAGTACAAACGACCGTCAATATACCAACGACGGTAAATATCATATGCGTATTTGTTAAATTCTAAAATCTTTAAACAGTTTTGAAATTCTTCTCTAATAATTTTCTTAATATTATCAGATATATTAGTTGTATCTAAATTTACATCTACGATAGTTTCTTCATCTATAGAAAGGGATTCATTAACGATTTCGTCAACCGCAGCATCGCATTCTGGATGCAAAGCCATTTCTCTATACTTAGTTACCAATTCGGCTTCTGTTCTTACAGTGCCATCTAAGTCAACATATGTACCGAAAGAACCACCAGCAGCAACGACAACAGCACCATCATCTGACTCTTTAGGAGCAAATGATGGTGTCTGATCTTTTAACTGTTCTTTTCTTTTAAATTCGAAACCGAATAATTCTGCCATTTAAATCTCCAAAATGGAGGGAAATTAATCCCTCCTTTAATCATATAATACTTATATTAGTTCGGTCCAGCTATACCGTCAATTTCAGATAAATCACCGTAAACGTTAGTTCCACCAGCTTTCTTATCTGATTCCTCAACGATAGGAATCCAGAAATCGTATGCGAAGTTTACAGTGAAGGTTTCAATACTATTTGCAGAATCCCAATCAAGTGAGATTGCACCGATATCTGTTGGGAATGCGCCAACAATTTGGTAAGCTCTAATTTCAGAGCCGTCCTTACCATACTGATAAACATCAAGAATACCCTTATAACCCTCTGCGCTCGCATTTGGGTCACGAACGTTAGAAACCAAGCGGTTCATTGCGTTTGACCAAGCTTCGAACATAGAACGTACAGAGAAATCTTCGTCGTTCATTACTGTTACTGACCAATCAGAGAATGTACGGTCGCCAGCCAACTTGATCTTACGACCGAAATATGGGATGTCGAATGATGAAACCTGAGAGGCTGGTAGTTCCGCTGTGCGACAAACAAAGCGAAACTTGTCTGATGATACGTTATCGATACCAAGTCCAGGTGGTACTGTTAATACCACGCTGAAAAGGGCTGGTCTAGCGCCACCATACACTAGACCGCGATGCTTGAATGTATTAATATTAAATGGCATCTACTTTACTCCTTTTGAGCTTTGATCTATTTATTAGAACTTGCCGACAACTTCTGAAAATTGTACACCAGATCCTACAGCCACAAAGTTCAACTGGATGAAGTTGATTGAACGAGCTGGCTTGATATAGATATCGCCAACAAACTGGTTCGTATCAACAATTTGAGCTGTGTTGTTACTGTCGTCACAAACAACCTTAAAGTCAGTGATACCACGACGTCCCTGAATTTGACGAAGGTAAGGTGTTACCAAGTTCTTAAACTGGGAACGAGTGAACTGATCGTTAAATTCAAACAACGAAGCTTTAGCAGCAACAGAAATAGCCTTTTCAAGAACAATGAACAGACGACGAACATTAATTCTATCGAATGCTGATGGCTTAGAAAGTAGGGTTTTGTCGCCGTAAAGTATAGTGCCTTGACCTGGGAACGTAACAACTGGGTTTACACCGTTCACATAAAGCACATCGCGTTCAGACTTACGTGGGTTCCAAGCAAGCTTAACGATATTCTTAATTTGACCACGGTTGAAACCAGCAGGTGACCACCAAGCATCGTTTGTATTGTCTGTACGAACACAAAGACCGCCGATGTCACCGTTCAATGGGATCCAACGATAAATGTCATTGTAACGATCGTACTGATACTTATAACCAGAATCAAGAACAGCATAAGAAGAAGAACGGATAGCTGATCTCCAAGCTTTCAATGTCAAAGCTTCGTTACCAAAGTTATTTAGTACAGTATTTTTGTCTGGTGAAATTAACGCTACGCAATCTTTTCTGCTTTCACAGATATTATCGATAATGTAGTTGGCAAGCTGGAAGTTCTGGACAGTGATACCGTCGTAAGAACTTGAACCTCCGATAGGATGACCCTGAAGAATTAGAGAAATATCTACGTCTTCTGGTGAAACGAACAGGTCATAAGCAGGACCAAGAGTTGATAGAGATACAGAAGTTTCATCAAGACCATCAGAACCCATGGCGAACTCTGTATCGAAAGGTGTCATGTTTGATGAAGAAGCAATCAACATAGAGTTTGCTGAAGATGCGCCAGAGCGATCATTTGCCCACCAGATGTAATTAGAGTTCTGATTGATGACATCCTTGTAGTAGTTGCCACTAGTGTCAGCATTCTTAGCATCTGTTGCTCTTGAAAGACCCTTATAAACTTCTAGGATAGTTCCTGGAGTTCCGGTAAACTGGCCACCATCATCAACAACAACAAGGTGTAACTCGTCATTAGCAGAAGTATTGCCGTGACGAAGCACCCAATCTGTTTGACCAGGTGATGATTCTACAACGTTGAAAAACTCCCAATAACGATTGACAGTATTAGAAACATATGCAGTGTGTAGTCTATATGGATCTTCAAAATTCAATGTTAAAGTCGTATTAGTGTTAGATACAATCTCTACAGAACTTACTTTCATATACTGAATACCGATAGCACTATTTCCTACTAGGATTTGATCACCAATAGAAATTTCGTTTGCTACATCATCAGCATCTGTATTAGCGACACCAGCAAAAATAGCAGTTGCCATTTTCTCGCCGATATCGTATGTGAAATTAGCAGTAGAATTTATAGTAGAAGTATAAGCATCAGAAGAATCGCAAACAGCTATCTTCAAAGAGTTACCCAAAGCGCCTGGGTATTTCGATACGTAAAGAATATCAGAGTCGAAATTACCGTCCATTGCTGTGTATGCATTATCGTTCTTAACGATTTGATTCACAAGGTTAGCAACGATACCACCAGTTTCTAAAGCAACAGCTGTGTATGATGTTTCCTCGTTACCGAAGTAAAGATCAATGTCATCGTAATACGAAGAGCTAGTAGGAAGTGTAATAATAGCACTATTAACAACAGTTACTGATTCGCCATATGAAACTGCACTGGTGTTAGAAGACTGAGTGATATACATGTTACTGTTAAGGTTCAATGTGCCGCCATCTACGACGTATTGAACATGAGAAGTTGCAACGCCAGCAGAAACGTTAGCACCAGTACCGTTAGATGCAGCACCATTAGCAGCTTTAAATACTAATGTAGGACTTACGTTCATACCAAATCCTGGTGTGGAAACACTTACAGTAGTTATACCACCAACAGAATTAGTAGTTAAAGTCCCAGTACCGTTAGCTCCATGCTGAGAAACTATTATGATAACGTCAGTATTATCGTAGTTAGCACTACCAGAATTGTTTGAACTTAGGTTAGCAACGTATTTGTTCAAACGAGCAGTTTTATGTGGGGTTGCACCACTAGTATTAGCAGCACGTGAAACGTAAAGACGATTTGCGTAAGAAAGGAAGTTTGCCGCTGTGAAGTATGTTTCTGCATTAAGGTTACTTGGTTTTGCGAAACGAGCAACAAGCTGGTTTTCAGAATCTACAAGTACTCTTTCGCCTACTGGACCCCAACGGAACACGCCACCAATGGCGCCGTCGGAAGTGGCAACTGCAGGCACAACGGTTGTAAGATCAATTTCAGTAACGTTTACGCCTGGACTTAGTTGAAATGCCATTTTTATATCTCCTTTTTACGAGAACGCATTGATTATTTTTTATTATTTATTAAAAATGGTTTCTTAGAAGTCTCGATTGTTGCCCATCATCCAGTTGTCTGGTACGTATCTCTCGTAAGATTCGTCAGAATAAGTTTCCCTACCGTCAAAAACGAAACCGAAAGGTGCTAAATCTTGCTCTATATCTTCCTCAGTTTTATCTCTCAATGCATGCAACGTGTTGATGTTAGTATAATCTTTGAAATATTGTTGTTCTGATAACCAACTGAACAGAACTAGGCACATGACTAAGTCGTCATGATTACCAGATTCTGCCTCGTAACTATTACCTTTTTTGGAAAAGGTAGAAAGTTCTGCAATAGTATGAAAATCGTTAATTATAAGTTGGTTTTGCTCAATCAATAGTTTTAATAGTGAACAACCTATAGACTTAACAACTTTCGTAGTTCTGATACCCTTATCAATATTATTACCGCCAAATCCGCTAGTGATACGTTTACCACTTCTACCAGCATTTTCTGTAAATAATACATTATCATAACTAAAATCATAATGTAAAGTGTGTGAAACTTGTTCACCAATATCGTTAATTTCTACAAGAACAGAAGCATTGTTATACGCTTTCGCCACTCTATGAATTACTTCTGCATAATCAACAGGAGTTACTGAATTGTTTCTATATAATGCCGCTTGTTGATATGGCATGGTCGTAACATCCATCAACTGGAATGCGGAATAATCTAATCCTTTACCACGAGAAACGTCGCAGACCATCATATATACTCTCTCTTTACTGGGAGCTATATATTGAATCAAACCCTCTTTTTCTAAAATAGGAGGTTGTGGCACTAGCTCTTTCAGCTTCCAACCAGCAATAAGAGTTCCAGAAGAACCAAGAAACTCACACTCGTGCTCCTGTGCGAATTTTTCAAGGTCAAAGTTCATACCAGAAAGTGTTTGCTCTCTCCATTTATCGTCTCTACCAGGAACGTCTTTCCAATGAACCCTTATATATGCGTATTGATTTTTGCCTTCTCTGGCATTAACCCAAGTTTTATAGAAATGATTTAAACCATTCGGGGTTGACACCAAAACGATTTTAGATTCTGTACCAGAAGAAATAGTTGGGTAAACTGAAGTGAAAAACTCATCCCAAGTATCGATGAATGCTGCTTCGTCGATGAAAAGTAAGTTAATAGAGTAACCACGGATAGCGTCAGAACTTGTCGCGGCTGCTATAACACGACTATTATTTTCAAGAACAAATGATCTTTTGTTCCATTCACTAACACCTTGTTGAAGCCATTTAGGCAAATGTTGATAAGCTAGCTGGACACGTCCAAGAATTTCTTGAGCAGTGTCACCCTTGTTAGCGAGTAAGGCTACGGTCTTATCTGGATGAAATATGATATACCAAAGGATAAAGGCACAGGTTGTTGTCGATTTACCAGCCTGTCTTGCCGTGGTTACAATATTAAAACGATTAGCGGCGAAAGAAGTTAACATATCTTTCTGATAAGGATACAATGTGAAATTTATAAGACCCTTATCTACGTTAATAATTTTCATATATTTTTCAGTAAAATATACTACGTCTTTAGAACATTTCACGTATTCTTGAACATACTCTGGTGTCCACTCGATAGCTTGGTTCGAGCGTTTCAGATTTATATTACCGTTATAACCTTTTAAGTTAGCTAGATTGTCCATTTTTCATATCCGCCAAAACTTTTTGAAGTTCAGCTGTGCTGCCCACGAAAAGATTGTTGTTAATTGTTTTTGCATTACCATTAATAGGAGCATCAATAGCCTGTATACCACGAATTTTAGTTTGTAAATCTAACAGATCTTTATTCGCATTTAAAACGGTATCCATCAATTTTGCTAAAACTTCAAAAGCTCTGGGATGCTGAGAACTGTTGGCAATTTCTGAAAGCGTAGATATAGCCTCTTGACCACTTTCTATAACTGTCAAAACGTTTGCTCTTGCTGTTTCAAAATCAGCAGATGCACTATCGTTATGAGCTTCCGCCATCATAACCTTTACAGCATCGTTTATTGGGGAAACGCCCAAAGCTTTTCCAATAGGATCATTATTTTCTTTTTCAGTCATCTATCTCATCTGTGTTATAAATCTGAGTTATGAAACCATAATCGTCAGATGCTTCAATTTCATTATAAGGAATCGTTTCATTAATATTATTAGTAGGATTACCTTCTGCAGTCAGTCCAGGTTGTACAGTGAGCCTTTCTGCGATTGGCGTAACTCCCACTGCATCATTCAGTTTACCATCAGGAACGTTTGGCATATAGAAATTCGTTTTAACGAATTTAATGATACCGCCTTTCTTAACTGGTCCATAAATGTATCCTTTTAATACTAAATCTAAAGTCCAAATAATCGCTCTACGTTCTTTAAATGCCCCGTCATAATTATCACTATAGTTAATAGTATTTAGCACGATTGGAATGTCCATTATAATATCCATTTCTGGTATAAGTTTAACGGTCGTTGTCCAATCAGGTGCGAAAAATGGTAATATCTGTTCAATAATCTTAGTTCCGTCTTCAGCATTTTTAGCGTAAATATAAACTTTAAATTCTATATTATAAGGAACTGGGTTATACTGATAGTTGAATTTGTTCGCCAAAGTGTCATTTTTAACACTAGATCTACCAACAGTTGGTAATTTTCTGGTACCATCATATCTCATTTGACCCATTTCGAAAGAAATCATAGGCAAAGGAATAGTTGCTGTTTCTCTGTCTATTGCTGGATCTTGAAGGACACGAGCTAACATTTTATCTTTAGGTGCATACGAAATAGGAACTTTAATCAGAGCAGTGGTATTACCTTGCTTATCTGAACGAGTTATATGAATATCGTTGAACAACGTTCCTACAAGTATAACATATTTACGTATTGTGCTGAAATAAAATGTTTGACCGAACATTAAATATTACTTTCGCTGAACGGATCGGCTCTAGACCAATCTACAAATTCGTTAGATTCTGTTTGAATTTCATCACTGTCATCACCAACAATGAGATTGCCGACAGAAGAACCTTCAAGTGTTATATAATCACCAGTTTCATCGATAAGTCTCGCACCAGACTCGTTCAGAAGTGACCAATCTAAAACATTAGTGCTATATTTCTTTTGAAGAACATCGATTTCTGGTATACCAGTTTTTAGTGTTTCGCCAGAATATTCGAACAATTCACAAGTCATTTCCCAAGTTTGTAATGCGCCTAACTGATAAAACATTTCAAATTTGTTAACGTATTTAACCTGGAAGCATTTCTTATTAAGCGGGAAAAATATAAGATCGCCTTCGTTAGGTCGAACTTGCGTGGTGTACTCGCCGATCTCTTGATTGAATATTTTTTGAGATACTGAGAATATTACTTGATCTCTAATCTCAATACCGAATTTGGACATAAAATTACCATCGCCAGCAAACCCATCAACAGATTTGATGTAGATTTCTATAGGATATGCGAACTCATAACTAGATTGATCATCTGCTCCATAAACACTATCATAGTTATGAAGTTTGCGAGGAATATAGTACATATCCTGACCATATATTCTAATAGATTCAATAATCAAATTCTCTAGGAGCTGCTGCTCCATTGAAGATTGGTAATTATTGAAAAAGAAATTTGTTGCCATTTTATCCTATCATATCCGTCACAGGCAAGCTGTAACTATAAATCATTTCTTTTTCTAGTTCTAATCTTTCTGTAGAAGCTTCTTCATAAATTCTTTGACCGTTAAAAGTCAGACCGCCTGGCATCTTCATACCATCGAACTTTTTGAGGTTGTTGCCCCATTGTTGCTTTATTAGGCATGTAGAGTATCTCGCGAGCCAGCGATCTCCCCAAGTTTTTGTAAACTCGTCAGGGTCAACGATTTGATAAGCTTCAACTATAACATAATCTCCGGGATTTACGATATCCCAACTCATATCAACATACAAACGATTGTTGTGACGATTGTATCTTAAAGGTTGTTTACCGACAAGCATTTGTTCCAAAAACTGAACATGCTGCAATGCCATATAATACGGAACCATAGATACAGAGGTCAAAGTATAAAGATCGTTCAATGCGATCTGATAACGGATATTGAACAAATTGTTAGTGTTCAGAGCTTGACCGATTTCGAAAATATTAACAGCGCCGATAACATTATCGGGTAGAATGAAATATTTGTCTATTTTGTTTTGTGATGTTATCTGATGTTTGTAAAATATCTTTTCAGAACCGTCGAAATGGTAGTCCCAGAAATATTTCAAAGCTTCATCTATACGATCGTCAACTTGATCGTCATCAACATTAATTTCAATGACAGGCTTGCCGAGAGTTCGAAGACAATATTCTTTAAATGTATCTCTTGATGTGGGTATTGCCATTTTAATCCTCTAAATAATTTATAACTTTTCACTATGGAGATAATTATGATTAGGTGGTTGATAGTTTTCTTATTATTTATAGTTCCGGTAAAAGCAGAAACACTAACAATTATCTTACCAGTAGCAGAAGACTCTCATGCGATCAATGCTAGGATATTCGGAAAGTATTTACAAAAACACCTAAACCGAACAGTAGAATTTAAAATTATTCCTGGAGCCGCGAGTGTCGTGGCAGCAAATTACCTTTACAATATAGCACCGAAAGATGGAAATACTATAGGAGTATTTTATAAAAACATACCTTTGGTTGGGGCTATAGGAGGTCCAAATATAAACTTCGATCCTATCAAATTCACTTGGCTAGGTTCTACTGCGGATGGCAGAAAAGATACTGTGTTAGTCATGTCAAATAAAGAATATGATGGTGAATTGATAGTCGGTTCTGATAACGTATTGGTCGGTGACCCTATAGATATTCTTAAAAACATATGGAATATCAAAGAAATAAAAGGTTACAAAAGCCAGAGTGAAATCAGACTCGCTCTCGAGCGCGAAGAAATAGATGCTATGATCAATAGTATGATAGGGATTAAATCAACCAAACCAGGATGGTTGAGTCCGAATAGTAAAATCAAACCTATATTGCAATTCGGTAATGGGGTAAATCGTCATCCTAATTTTCCTGAAGTGAAAACTTTAGCAGAGTTGACCAAAGATCAAAATAAATTATTTATTTTCGAATCCCAATACATCTTATTGAGACCTTACGTTGCGCCCCCAAATATACCAAAAGAAAAAGCTGCTGAATTGCGTAAAGCGTTTTCAGCAGCTGTTCAAGATTTAGATTATATAGAGGAAGCTTCTAAAGCAGGTATAGATGTTAATTTGATAGATTGGAAAGAAGCAGAACAGATATTACAGCGTTTGAATAAAGAAAATATTCAATATCTGAAATGATTGTATTCTTTTAATAAAAATTGTTCTGTTTTTTGAGAACCCATACATTTGGAAACTCTATTATTTTTAGATAACAGATTTTTAAAATTTTCGTTTTCGCAAACTCTGACTGCTAATTTTTCTACACGCTCTGCTAATTCTCTGTTCTTAGAATTTGTGGCGAAAAATGTTAAAGTCTCAAAATATAAATTGTCCAACCCCAATTCAGTTATAGATTTAGTTTCGGGAAAAAATGGGTTTCTTTCTTTAGAAGTTACAAATAACACATCAAACGAAGAAGAAGGGATAGTCGATGGTTCGAAAATAAAAAAATCAAATTCGCCATTAATAGTTCCCCTTCCAACATCGACAAGGTTACTGTAATTTATTGGTTTTAAATTATTACCCAAACCGTATTTTTCAATAAACCTTTCTGACAATATATTCGTCGCGCCAGAAACAGACAAATTGGCATAAAATGCATTTGGTTTATTTTTAATCCTATCTATCAATTGGTCTAAAGAAGAAATATTATGGATCTTGGGAACGATCAAAGAGTAGGGTGCAGATTGAATAGATTGTATGAATATGAAATCTTTCTTCTTATCGTACTCTGTAATCTTTTCTCTGAAAAAAGTAAACTCAGCATTTGCTGCATATAACAAAACTTTACCAGGATCTTTAAACACTCTTGCTATAGCAGTTTCTCCTTCGCCGCCTGGTAAAGTCGAAAATTTGTATTCGTATTTTTCATCTATTTCATTCATACGATTGAGTAGGTCGAACAAAATTCTACCAGGAGGAGAGCCATTACTGAATTTGGTGTAGACATTGATGGTTTCTTTTGCAAAAGCTGTGTTTGCAAATAGAAATGCAAATAGTATAATTAATAATTTATTTCTCATTGTTCACCTTTCCCACGAAATACTGTTTAGTTATCATGAAATTTTTCAAAAGATTTTTGTTTGATATTTTATAATATTTTTTTAATATGAAATTCCTGTATTCGTCTACGACTGTTTGACCATGATGGTTATAACCCATCTTATCCAACAATATAAACTCAGGAGATTGTTTTTCTGGTTTAAGACCGAAAAAGATATTAGGAGACCAACCTGGGTATATGATAGAACTTGTTATCCTCTCTGATAACAAAATACCCCTAGAGTACCAATTGTACTGATTTTCTTTGTAATCTTCTTGGATTTTCTTTTTATATTTAACAAATTTACTTTTTAAATGGTTTTTTTCTCTAAAAGTTTTTAAAATCATATGAGATTGTTTCACAGGTATCAAAGGGTAATCTGCTGTCCAAAAGAAATTCTCAATAGTTCCAACTTTAGCCATGTCACCATTGATCATATTTCTACCAGTCATCAATGTAGCATCAGTGAAATGAAACATCAAATCTTCACCATAAACATTTAGTCTTGGTTTTTCTATACCCCTGACTATAGCAACACTGTCTTTTTGTTTATTTCTTTCTTCGTTGATCTTGATTATTTGGTAACTGTAAGACCTTGGTAAATAATTGAATGCCATTGGAGTCATGATAATATTGTTTTTATTCTGACCCAAATAATCATATTTTTTACCGACAACATTGTCTACCAAAAAATCAGTAAGGTCTACTGAGGTTATTATAGTATTTGGGCTTTTTTGTTTTACCTTTTCCAGAAAATCTTTTGCTACATACTTATATTCTAACAAATGTGTTAAATCTTGATTTTCTTGTATTTGATTTAAAGAAACTATTTCCATACCCTTTTCGTGATGGAAACATTGTATTTCATCGATAAATATATTGTTTTTCATAAACGTATTGAGTATTTGTATAGAATCAGAACCACCAGAGAATAAAACGATCAAATATCTGTATTTGTCTCTCAGCTGTTGAGCTCTTTCCTTATACATCGTTTCGATATCTGTTTCTGGTTCTGTTGTCCAATCTATATTGTCAAAAACATGATTGTTGAAATGAAATTCGAAATCGCCATCATAATCTTTATTGTGGACCATTTTATCCAAAATATCTTGTCTATTATACGAAATCTCATTATTGTAAAAGTAGTAACCATAATTGATCATATCAATATTCATAACGGATCCTTAAAGGCATTAGGTTTTTTCACGGAAAAATCAACAGGGTGTTTTGTTTTCTCCCAAGATTTAAAAAGATCATCATCGTAATCTAATTTGGGGAAATTGTATTTTTTTTCGAATTTAAATTTAGAAATATCGGTATTCAAACCTTGATTCAAAAAATCTTTACAAAATTCTAACATAGACCTGATCTGTTCAGGATCTATAGTGTTGCGGAAACATCTAAACTCTATAGTATCGTTTCGGAATATGTTTTTAATATTTATGTAATGCCTATCTGATGGGTTGGTAGGATCCAAAACTAATGATTTATAAAATACAGGCGTTTCTGTCAGAGATAATGCATCGTGTATCTTTTTAGCGTCATATTTCCTACCACCATCCAAAGATATATAATTTATCGCATAATCAGACATAGAAGGATTTAATTTGATATCATATACATTATCGATAACTGTTTCTTGGTTAACCCACAAATAACAAAGTAGTTTCTTTAAATCTATCAGTTTATCTTTAAGATTGGGTACATGGACATGAACGTGGGTGTGAGAAACCGCAGAAGTTGTTGGTGTTAGGTTTTTACTTTTAAAATAATATAAAAGTTCCCTAACTAATTTTATTTGTTTGTCTATTGTCGTGGTTGGTCTGGTATTAATCTCACCACCAACAGGAGGATTTAACCCTTTCGGATCGCAAGCCATACCTTTATATGGAGACAATTGATTGACTACGCAAATTTCAAAATTTTCCCATTCACCTAAATGATTCGGTATCTCTAAATTCCTAGGTATGTCGCCAATTTCTAATTCTAACCCCCAACTCCACTTAGAAACATCATATAGCATTCATATTACTTTTTTTCAAGACAAAGGTAAAGTGCCTGATAATCGTCCAAATTGGACATTTCTGCAGAAGAATAAGGTTTGATAGTATTCATTCTACTAATTCCTGTATAATAATTCCCTTCTTTTATATTGAATAGGTCTAATTTATAGAGCGTTTGAATATAAAACTCATACTTTCTTCTATAAAGACCAGGGGTGGGAATATTAAAGAATGCGACTTTATTACAGCATTCGTGAATGTGTTTTAAAACTTCTTCGACATACTCTGTTTCTACGACATTCAATACATTGTAACAATAAACTATATCACTAGATTTCAAAGGTTCGTTTTCTAAACCTTCTACGAACGGGTCGTATTTTTCTATCGTGACATCAGGGTAAATTTCTAAAACATGATTTAGAAATCTATTACCACCATTACCATAATCCAATACGCTCTTAGCATCGTACTCTTTTACATGATCTCTTACGAATTTTCTAACACCCTCTTTGTTAAAAAACAAGTATCTATTATTCCTAGAAAGAAATTCCCATTCTTTAATTTTTTCTTCATCGCCTTCGAATCTTCTGATAGTTGATTCTTTCATGACATAATTGTAATCGTAATTTTCAGACCAATACTTAGCCATATCGTTAACCTTTAATTTTTTCTAAAAATGTTTCTTTGGGTTCGAAACTGAAGTTGTAATTAGGCTGTACTACCATTTTCTTTTTAATTTCTTTCAAAGCTTCGTTGTACAATTTAGGATATTTATATGAAAATTTAGGTCTGAAAGGTATATCAAACATCCTATGTTTAAACTCCTGTACAGGTTCTTCGGCTCTAATTTCCCTGACCAAAGAAACAGCAATATTCGGAGTCTCCAAAAAGAAATTAACAGTGTTGCCTACCAAAACATCATTGTAGAAATCCCATTCGTTCGAACCCACCCTATCGATAGTTCCTCGCCAGTCTCTATCATCATCGATGAGGTGCTCGCCTTTAACCAAAACTCCGCCTTGTTGTTTCGCGTACATACCTGCTATAAGAGCTGGAGTGGAGTTTATACCCTTACTGTTCAACTTTTTGAATATCTCTTTATAGAATATAGACAAAATTTCTACATCGGTTTTCTCGATAACAATGAATGGTATATTATATTTTCTACAAAAATGAAAAGCATACGAAGATTCGTAATCGTTACCAGAAGTTTTCACTATTATCGGCGTAAACTTAGTTCCTGCTTCTAAAAAGCATTTAACGACATATTCAGAATCCATACCACCACTGAAGCTGATGAAAATTGGCATATCTAATCTATCAATCAAATTAACCACTTCAAAAGAGGCAGTTTTAAAATCGGTCAGTTGGTATGGCGTTTCATTGATCTGAAGTTTGAAATCGACAGAGAGATCGTACAATCTTTCTTTGAGGTTGTGCTCTAACCAATTATTTTGGGTCATTTTCTAGTTCCGAATATTATATCCCAGATTGGGAAAAATATACCATAATTGTAATTGCCGTTGGTGTGATGTACCATATGCCATTTACCACTGGTCAGAGGATACCAATCAAAATCAGAATTGTGCTCTATTCTTTCTTGTATAAACGCCGCCCATATATAATACGCAGTAAATAACCACCATCCAACAAATATGCTCATGACTATAGTCGGTATAACCTCTGTGATCCAGAGGTCAACAGTGCTTTTCCAAGTGTCGTTATAGAGAAACAAATTAGACCAATGCCAATCAATTTCGTTTTTATTGACATATTGATGGTGGTCATAATGTATATTTGACATCACTGGTATGGCGTGCGCGAGTCTGTGCATCCAGTATATAACAAAAGTCCAAAGCAGAAATACTAATATGTATGTCATGATAGGTAGTATTTTTTAGATTCGAAAACTTCTCTTGAGTTTATGTCAACTATCTTACTCAGATTCACCATAGCTTTAGAATATATGTCAAAAATTTGTGAATTTTTCTTATCTACCATAAACATATCTCTTGCGCTCAAATATGTGCATTTAGATTTATTTGATTGATGTTTTAAAGGTCTTTTGATGTCGTAAATGATAGGTTTGATCCTATCGGTATAATTGTCGTATATACTATATGGTAAAGGATAAGGAAATTCTTCCAGATGTTGCTGGTGCTGTTTGATTTTATGAGATTGTTTCAATATGATTTTATAAGCTTCAGGATCAGAATAAAAATTTACCCTTCTGCCAGTCGCGTATTCATATCTATTACCATAATCAGTGAACGATATATCATGAAAAGCCAAAGAAAATCTCCCATCAAATTTAACTGTTGGTTTTTCTTTTCCCATAACATAAGCTGTATGTTTTTTGTGATTTAAAAATTTATCTAAGTCGTACCATAATAGGTTATGGACGCTTGTTCTTATACCGATCTTTTCGATATAATCTACCCCATACTTCTGCAGCAAGGTGAAATTGTTGATATCGTTAAAGTATTTCGTATAATCTACAAAACTGATTTTGGTATTCGGTAAATGTAAATCTTTCAAATAAGGAAAAACATTCCAATATAAGTCACCATTATGATTCCTGTCTGTACCGAATTGGTCATCTTGAGATAATGCACCAACAACCAATATTTCATCGATATGTATATCGTTATAATAAAAAGATTCTAATACCTGAGTCGAGTCTATACCGCCAGAGTAACAAACCACAACATGATCGTATGTCTCACGTATCTGTTGTGCTCTTTCGCGATAAAGTTCTTGTAAAGATTCTGATGGTTCCTTTGTCCAATCTAAAGTGGAAAAGAAATCATCATAATAATAGAATTTACAGATATTACCAGATCTTATTGCGTCTAAACGATTGATATAAATGTTTTTCTCATCATAATAAAAAATATCAGGTTTGATCATAAATTACTCTTCGTAATATTTTCTTTCTTCACTCCACTTAGTGACACCGATATTTATAGGATGTTCTATTGGTGCGGTCTCTGGCACTTTGAAATCTGGGTCAACTGCTTTTAAAATTTCTTGCAATGCTGATAATTCTCTAGAAGTAAATTCTTGTACCATCTCTAAAGGAGCCAAAATAAAACCTTCGGGTACATTATCCTCTAAAGTATCAACAACTAATATGTTTTCAACGATATTGGTCGAAAGATTGATCAATGCTGCTCTAATCGTCATATTATACATACCCCATTGTTATCATTGTAGTCATCGATGAAGAGGCTTTTTCAGTTGGTAAATATTTTATCACAATAACACCATTATTCCCATAACCACCAGTATAACCACCACCACCTCCGCCGCCAGGAAATCCACCATTACCACCTTTAGGAAGAATAGATCCATAAGCATCAGTATAATACAAAGCTGCTCCACCACCTCCGCCTCCACCACCACCGACCTCTACCCAGCCAGCGGCGCCATTTTTACCATTAGCGTAAGGCAATCTTTGCCTATCTCCAGCGGCTCCACTACCGACTCTATATACTCCTGCTCCGGTTCCAGCACTACCACCTCCCCATCCGCCCAATGCGCCAACACCAGAGCCAATACTAGTATTGGCTAACTCTCCATCAAAACCTACATACCCACTACCAGCTGCACCACCACCACCACCAGCGCCAGAACTAATCAAATTTGCAGCGCCACCACCACCACCACCACTCCACCTTATATCTCCATTTGAAGTGCTAGCAGCACCACCACCTGGTCCAGCTGTCCAATTAGAAGGAGCATCGCCACCCTTTGCCATAACAGTGTTGCTATTGAAAGAAGTATATCCACCAGAAGTATTTGCAGCACCACCAGCACCTATCACGATAGGTACACTAGCACCAACTGTAAGGACAACGTTACTAGATTGAGCGTAAGCTCCACCACCCCCACCAGGACCGGAATTCGCTCCGCCACTGAAACCACCAGCCCCCCCACCAACACACCAAACTGTGTTGTTACTGTTATTCCAATCGAATGGTACAGTCCAGGTAGTGCTAGAAGATAAAACTATAATTTTTTGACTTACAGCCATATGTTAAAAGACCTTACACGAGTGTTCCATCTACAAGAACCGTATTTGCAGCATATACCAAAACAGATAAAGAACCGTATCTAGTAGAACAAGTATAAGTTCCTGTTCTAGAATTTAAAGTCACACCAGCAGCATTGCCTATCGCAACGTTACCAGTATTTATCATGTTAACTAGGCATCTAAAACCAACAGGCAAAGAAGCAGGAACAGTTACTGTTTTCAGAGCAGTGTTTGACATAGATATAACGGTGCCACTATCAGTACTGGTTAATGTGTAATTGTCTGTTTTGGGAGTGTAAACAACGTTTGCGGATTGAATAGCAGAGTTAACATATACCGCTGTGGTGTTAACCGTGATCATGCCGATACCAGCAACATACGTGGTTATGTTATTAGATCCACCATATTGGATTCTATTATTCGCAGTCGATTCGAACCAAACATTTGCTACTGAAAGTGATGACATATTTTCCTCTTATTCATATAGTATGTTGATGGAGCCAGCGTCAAAGGTGTTCACGCCGCCTGCCGTGGTGATGCGGACGGTGGTCAAGACGGACGCCAGCGCCTTCGAACCCGCCACGGCGTTAAACACCACCGAGTCTGATTGACCAAATTGCCCTGAACAGGCCCATGTAGTTCCGGTTAACAAAACCAATTGCGCTACGCCGTGGTAGACGTATGACGCCACCCCAGACGTGCTGCTTTGCGTAAGCAAGAACCCTGAACTAAGATTTCCAACGCCAGTAGTTGCGGGCAGGAAAGACACGGACCCAGAATAGCCCGTAGACTCGACGCCGCCGCTTGCCCCCAACTGGATTATGATCCCGCTGGTTCCGTTTGTGGACAGCCCTGACACCGCAACCGTAATGCGTTTCACCCAAGATGGGATGTTTCTGAATTCTACACCAACAACAGTAATCGTACCGCTGATGGTTCCAGAATTGCTTATAGTATAAGTGCCTGCACCACCAGATGTTCCTGTTAGCTGCGCTAGGATAACTGTACCAGCTGTAACACCTGTACCGGCAATCACTTGCCCAACCTGAATCGTACCAGTTACAGAAGAAGCCGTGAGTGTTGTGCTCGACGTTGCTGCGCCTGTGAAAGAGGTCGTCGTAGTTGTTATTGCTGTGCCCTGTGTGATTTTCGAAACAGAAGTAAAAGTAGTACCATCTGTACTGAATGGTACTTGACCGACTGATGTAGGAGCAGAGGGTACTTTACTAGAAACCGTCTGTACAGAAGAATCAGGAAAGGTGATGCCAGTAGAAAGGGTCATATTGCCAGTCACTGCTACTGTGTTACTGAAAGTGGCAGCGCCAGTCACTGCTACCGTGTTACTGAAAGTGGCAGCACCAGTCACTGCTACCGTGTTACTGAAAGTGGCAGCGCCATTTTGAGCTAATACACCACCAACACCAATTGAAGTAGCATTAACCACACCCAAAGTTGATGTTGGAGATCCTAGGATGTTTGATACTGTGAGTGTTGACATTAATAATTATCCTGTATAAGTAAACGTTACGGTATTTAAATAACTCGTAGACAAAGTTGGGTAAGAGTTATAAGTGTCGTTAAATACTATATAATATTTATACCCAGCAGGTCCAACAACAGAAGCTACGTGACCAGGAGAACCAAACGTATTTCCCGCAGATCCAGTAGCTGTGAACGTGTTAGCTATTTTAAGAAGAACCATACCAGAATATCCATTAGAACCATGAGTTCTGCCACCTCTGGTGCCACCACCACCGCCACTACCAGGACCTGACGCGACAGTAGAAGCTTGAGCAAAACTGCCTTGCCCAGAAGCACCACCACCAGATCCACCAGCGCCTTGTACGCCCGCATAACCTGCTATGAATCCAGCTCCGCCGCCACCACCAATGCCGTACCAAGCGAAAACTGCTCTAGCATAACCTTCTAATAATTTAGAATCAACTGTTCCAGCTCCACCGTCTCCACCACCATAACCAGCTTTACCGTCACCACCTTTGGCAGTGATTCCGCCACCACCACCAGAACCGTAAGTACCACCAGGATTAGTACCTACGCCACCATTAGAGCTAAAGTATGTGAAAGCAGATTGTAATCCTAAACCTGTCCAATTAGGAGTAGTACTCGAATAACCGCTGCCACCTCCACACCCACCAGAACTACCACTATTGATAAGATTACTGCTATAATACGCCAAACCAGGTCCACCACCACCGCCACCTAATGCTGTGTATGTATGAAATACCGAATTTTGTCCATTATAACCAGCGCCCATTCCATATCCTGTGGGTCGAGTGGTTTCGAACCCACCATTACCGCCATAACCAGCAGCTATGACATATGGGTAACCCGTGTTTGCGATAAATGTAGTATCATAAGAACCATTAATTTCACCAAAAACTACACCACCAGCGCCACCACCACCACCACCAGTCCAGCTATTGATATTAGCAGAAGCACCACCACCACCACCACCACCGATCATAGTAAACTCTACTCGAAGGCTCGTTGGATTTGTGTCCAAAGTACCATCTATAAGGAAAGTGTTAGTATCAGTAGAAACTATTGATGCTGTTGCATATCTCGTTACTATACTATTATTACTAGTCCAAGAATTCAAAGAAACGCTGGCAGCATTAGATATGATAACGTTACCTGTTCCTATTTTAGCGACGGTACATTTAAAACCAACAGGTAATAGGGTCGGTATGGTTATAGTTTTAGCAGCAGTGTTGTTGACTGTGATATAAGTTCCACTATCAGCAGCAGTCAAAAGATAGTTATCAGTTTTTGCTTGCACAGTAAGAATATTTGTTATAACATTTCCATTAACAGACATAGTGTTGGTGTTAGAAGTAATAACCAGTGTATTACCAGCATATGTTTCTATTTTAGAAGTAGATGCATTGTATTGTATTTTATTGTTAGCATCATTAACATGTAAATTTGCTAATTGTAAAATTGACATTATATACCTACCGTTTCTTTAAAGTACAATTGCTCGCCCGCCCGACTCGACCAATAAAGTTATACCGCTACTAACAGTTACTGGTCCAACAACAGATGCGTTTTCACCACTATTTATAGTGACACTGGCAGTTAATGTGTTAGAATTGATTTTGAATAAGTTACCTTTATTCGCAGGGTCGCCGATTGTTCCTAAGTTACCTTTGAAATAACTATCACCAACAGATGCTTTTAACTGTACAGAACCATCAGGAAACTTGAAACCACCCGATGAAGATTGAACCACACCGTTAACACTAAATGTGGTGTTCGGATTATCATCATTGACACCAACATTACCGTTCGCAGAAACTACGAGGAACGTTGTGGTGTTATTACTGAAACGAGCAACAATACTATTATTAGATATTACCTGTAAACCTAAGCTGTTGTTAGAATAAAATAATCCACCCCAACTGTTATAAGATATACCCTGTACAGCTATGCCAGTATTAGAAACACCATAAACAGCAGCATTAGTGTTAGAAGATCCATATATAGCCACACCATCTTTAGAATAACCAAGGACGGCTATATTGCTGTTGCTATAAGATGTTATTGCTGGGACGTTTAAATCGTAATTTCCAACTATGGCAGTTTGAGAAATTAAACTGGTGTCAACAGTAACATTAGCAGTGGCACGTATCGTACCAGCAACTGACAATTTATGTGCTGGGGCATTATTACCCAAACCCAAGTTACCATTACCAACTAAGGTCGCTTGCGTAGTATTATTAGAAGATAAAAATAAAGCACCATTAGCTGCTGTTGTGGTGATGTACGCATTCGTACCATCACCCCTTAAAGTCAAATTATTGGCATAAACGTTACCAGAATTTACATTTAAAGAAGCAACAGTGGATAAATTGACATTGCCTGTGAATGTCGTACCTGTGACTAGTGCGAATGCTGATTTATTAGCACCATCAAAATTCAAAGCATTATTAGATGTACCGTTAAAATACGCAACCGTAGTGTTTGTTGCCAGAATCCCGTTGATAGTAGAATTACCGAACACTAAAGCGGTAGAATTGATCGTGAGATTAGTGCTCGTATTACCCACAGTTATATAACCAACAGAGCTATTGACTATCAAATTAGCAGTAAATATAGTATTCACAGTATGAGTGTGAATACCAGAAATAGTAGCAGCTCCTGAATTTGTGATGTAATTATTAACACCATTCAAATTATAAGAATTATTAGATGTATTATTACCGATAAATGCTGGTAAATTGCCAGTATTGGTGTATAATGCTAAATTAGAAGAAAGTTGCGCATTAGAAACCACGTTAGCAGCAATAACAGTACCAACATAAAGCGTGTTATTTGCGGTATTATTACCGATAAATGCTGGTAGGTTACCAGTATTCGTGTATAACGCTAGATTAGAAGAAAGTTGCGCATTAGAAACTACGTTAGCAGCAATAAGATCACCAACATAAGATGCACTATTAGAGGTCCTAGCAGCAATAAATGCTGGCATATTACCAGTGTTCGTGTATAACGCTAGATTAGAAGAAAGTTGTGCTGAATTGACCACAGCAGCAGCTAGTGTTGTTCCTACATAAACAACATTATTAGATGTGCCCGTGAAAGATGTTGAATTTATCGTTACGTTAACAGAACCGTTACCGACCTTAATGTCGGTGCTGTTAGCGAAAAACCCATTAGAAGTAGAATTAATGGTGTTAAGGGTGACCTGTGTAGAGTTCGCAGCAAATGATGTATTAACTACTAAGCCGTTTTTTACGACGAAATCTTTTTCTGCCATCGGTTCCCTTTCCCTGTCAGGCTTTTCTTTTTATTTATATTTATGGCTTTGTTGGCCATCTAACACTGTTAGGATCCAATTTACCGTTTTCTAATAATCCAGGCGTAGCAGTATTCGTTAAATCTCTGAGAGCTTGACGATAATCTATTTGCTCTTGAGTCATTGCTCTATCTGAAACTCCCCACCAATCCGTGGCAGCTAATAGTTTGTCTCTTTCTATTCTCATAAGACGCATAGGCTCTTCTGCGTTCTTATCGTCTATCCATTTTTGGATTCTAATATTAGAAGGTCTGTCTATGCTCGTATCATTCCATTCTAAATTACCATAATCTGTAGAATCGCCTCTAACAACCCATACGGCTCCAGGCACTAGTGCAGATAAAGCGTGACTGATATCATAAATCATTAAATGTCTCCGATTTCTTGAATTAATATTGATGAAATACCTACTTCGTTGGTATCAGAACCCACAGAGTCATAAGATCTATTTAAATTAAAAATAGAACCTGTACCAACATCACTAGATTGCACTGCGAAAGAATAGGTGCAAGTTCTTGTTGTTCCTGGTGCGTCTAGGATCATCATTGTCTGCGTTATTGGCGTGGTGCCCGTGTCTTTATCATATGTAGAAACCCAAGTTCCTGACCAATAATTAGAGTCTAAAGTGTTTACACCAATTCTCGTATTAGAAACTCCATCGTTCCTATATATCCTAAAAACTGCATCATGCCAACATTCATATGTCAAACAATATTTAATCAAAATTTTACTTGTAGATCTTCTGGGAGTGATAGAAGCATTAAGAAGTCCAATAATGACACTAGTGTCTTGACCAGCAACAGCAACAGGATAACTGTACGTGGCTTTAGTGTTAACCCTATAATAAATTGTTTGTGTTATTGTGTCTTTGGCATAAAAATCACCACCGATAACCAATTTTTGATTTGGTGCATTAGCAACAGTGAAATCACCTATTACCGTATTACCATCACTATTTATGATCATCCTTGGCGTATTGTTAGTTGCGAGAATGATAGTGCTAGAAGCACCATTATTAGAATCTAGTTTTATAAGTCCATTCGTGAAAAGTGAACTAGTATTATATGTTCCTATTGTAGTTCCGGCGATATATTTGTAATCTATAGCATCGCCACCTCTCATTATAAACGGAACATCACCACTAAAATTAACAGCAGATATAAACAAATAATTATTAACAGAGATTGTGTTGCTGCTTATATCGAGTTTTAAAGAATTAGAATTAGAAAATAATCTCAATCCACCAGATTGATAAACGCCGATTTTTCCAGAATTGGTATTTCCAGACTGTAAATGTATATCAGTAAAAGAATTTATAGACTCTAAACTATTAGTGATAACTTTAGACATATTATACTACGCCGATTTCTTGAAGATATACGGTTGAGATACCCACCTCATACTGTGATGCACCAGCAGAAGCTATAGATCTATTTAAATAGAAATTAGTTGCGCCGACACCGGAAGATTGAATCATCAATTTGTATGTGATCGGGGAAGCAACTCCCGGAGAATCTAAAAACATCATGGTCTGTGTTCTGGGGGTAGAATTATCATCATAATCGTACCCAGGAACCCAAGTTCCTGACCAATAATTAGAGTCTAAAGTGTTCCTTCCTATTTGAGTTTCTACGCCATCGATCGTACGAAATAACCTGAAAACAGTATTATATGTGACTTCATAAGTTAAACAGTAGTTAATTAAAACCTTACTGGTCGTTCTTTTTGGTGTAATTGTAGTATTAAGGTCAGTAATGATAGAACCGTTAGAACCAGCAGCAGCAAAAGCCACAACAGCTTTAGTGTCTATTTTATTATAAACCGTTTGTAGCACAGCACCATTGGCATAAAAATCTCCTTCAACAACTAATCTTTGTTGCGGATCAGTATTACCTATACCAGTATTACCATTAAAACTTATGCGTAAACGTTCGCCACCATTCGTACTAAATCCTAGATAGTTACCAACACCAAGAGTACCATAAATAAGACTTCCATTAGAAACAATATAACTGGTAGTGGTGTCAGTTGTCATGTATAATTTAGCAGTACCTCCCGATACTCCTTTCACAGCAAACTTATAACCGTCAGTGCTATCTGTGCCTATGGCAATATTAGAATTAGTAGAAATTAGGGTATCAGTTATGACTAAAGAATTCGATGTAGAATTGCTAGACAAAACGATACCGCCACCAGAAAGCACAGAAACATAACCAGCGCTGGCGTTTCCTGTTCTTAAAGTTGCGTTAGATGTAGCATTGATTGATTCAAAACTAGCAGCAATAACTTTAGACATACAAGTCCCTTTTTTATTAGTATTTATAAATTATATATTACCGATTTCTTCAAGAAACGCTTGACTTATAGAAACTTCATAGGTTGATGCACCAGTTGAACTGTAAGCTCTATTTAAATAGAAATTCAAAGCTCCTCCACTGGTGCTCTGAACAGTAAGATAATAAGTGCACGTATTTGTCGTTGCTGGAGAATCTAAATAAACATAAGTTTTAGTCATTGGGGTGGTGGTGGTATCAGCATCATAACCTGTTATAAATGTACCAGACCAATAGTTGGTATCATTGGTGTTAAGACCTATGATCGTGTTAGAACCACCATCCCACCTATATACCCTAAAAACAGTGTTATAGTCAGCTTCGAAAGATACACAATATGTTAATTTGACTTTGCTGGTGGATCTTCTGGGAGTTATAGAAGTAGTCATTTCAGCAATAGTACTTACTGCGTTTTGTGTGGCAGAAATAGCATATGCTGCTTTAGTATCACTTCTTGTATAAATTTGCTGAAGAGGGACACCATTCGCATACATGTTACCTTCGACCACCAATTTTTGTGCTGGAGCCGTATTACCGATACCAACATTAGAAGTTGAAACTGTTGTGATATATCCCGTGCTTCCTATACGCATACGCTCGGTCGAGTTCGAGTAAAGAGCGTAGTCTGTTGAGCTAAAGCTGCCAGAAACTGCAAGACCAGCACCATTAACTCCAGTGATTTGAACTCCCGTGCCATCATACTGATATATGTAAGTGGGTGCCAGTTTACTGATCACTATGGGAAACCCCGGAGTAGCAGTACCGACACCAACATTACCGTTAGCCGCAACTGTCACTGCATTTATTGTCGAGTTACTGGCAAGTACCAATCCACCAGCAGAGTTCACAATAACACCACCAGCGTTGGTGTTTCCTGTCTTTAAAGAGGCATCTGTCGTTCCGTTAGCAGTTACTATATTCGTAGATACAAGAGTTGACATAATTATTCCTTTTTAGAGTATAACCAATCGAGAACCAGTGGTAATAGTCACCGTATTACCTGTCGCGATAGTAAAAGGTCCAACAATCACTTGGTTTTCAGCAGCAATGGTACTATAAGTTCCCAAATTGAATGTATTAGGGTTACTCATACCCAATGTAGCATACAATCTATTCTGATTCAAAGAACTATTCGATGTAGAGTTACCAACAGTTAACTGTGTTCCTGAAAATATGATATTAGCAGAAGATCCAAAAGTTGTGCCATTGTAATATTGAACTGCGCCAGTACCACCAGTAGAGTTAGCAGAACCACCTGCAGAAACTGTTGACCAATATGGAGAACCAGTCGAACCATTAGATGTTAAAACTTGCGTAGATGTACCAGAACTACCATTTGCAATGAGTGGTGACAATAATGTTACGTTAGCATTAAACGATGCTGGTGCTGATAAATTAAATGCACTAGTTATACTATTAGCATATACAGACCAAATCGCTCTTTGACCATATGCAGTATTTGTCGAATACATAACAAAGTTGTCGTCGTTTTGTTGAATGAACGATACGTATGCAGAAGTGTTGACTGTTTGAAAATTTAAATTTTTATTATTATTTAATACTATATTCGCTGAATATGTATGTACTCCAGATAATGTGTAAGAACCAGAAGTGTTAACATATGAAGATGCAGCTACACCACCGAGATTGTTCGCATTGTTTGCAGTTAATATTGCTACGTTAGCTGCTAGTGTGCTATTCAATTGATAACTGGATGCAGCCGTGCCACCTAAATTATTCGCATTGTTGGCTGTCAGTATTGCAACATTAGCAGCTAATGTCGAATTGAGCTGATAAGATGCAGCTGCAGTACCACCAAG